AACTTGCTTTGACTATGGCATATGATGCTAAGGTCAATTATGCGGACGTGTTTTATCAGGTTCGTATGTGGGACAACATCATTTACAATTACCTAAAAAAGAGTGATATTGTCATTCCCCCTAAAGTCCGTTCAGATAAAAACGAAAAGTATGCAGGTGCATATGTCAAGGAACCGATTCCGGGAAAGTATGATTGGGTTGTTAGTTTTGACCTCAACAGTCTATACCCTCATCTTATTATGCAGTACAATATCTCCCCAGAAACCTTACTGGAAGAACGACATCCCACGGCTACNGTTGACNGAATCCTTGATGAAGAAATAAACTTTGAGTTGTATAAAGATAATGCGGTGTGTGCTAATGGTGCAATGTTCCGTAAAGATGTTCGTGGGTTTCTACCAGAACTCATGGAGAAGATGTATGGAGATCGTGTAATCTTTAAGAAGACGAATGCTTCANGCAAAGCAAGAATATGAGAAGACACCTACTAAGGCACTGGAGAAAGAGATTGCCCGGTGCAACAATATCCAGATGGCTAAGAAGATCTCACTCAACTCTGCTTATGGTGCTATCGGTAATCAGTATTTTAGGTACTATAAATTGGCCAATGCGGAGGCGATTACGCTTTCTGGCCAAGTCTCTATCCGTTGGATTGAAGAAAAAGTAAACAAATATCTAAATAAATTGTTGTCTACAACCGACGAGGACTACGTAATTGCATCTGACACAGATTCAATTTATCTTAATCTTGGACCTCTTGTTAATAAATTTTTTGCTAATAAGTCTAGCGACAAAGCAAAAGTTGTGGAGTTACTTGATATGGTTTGCAGTGACAAACTGGAACCGTACATCGATCAGTGTTACCAGAACTTGGCGGACTATGTATCGGCGTATGATCAGAAAATGCAAATGAAGCGTGAGAATATTGCTGATCGTGGAATCTGGACTGCGAAGAAGCGATATATTCTCAATGTATGGGATAGTGAAGGTGTTCGTTATGAAGAACCTAAGTTGAAGGTTATGGGCATTGAGTCTGTTAAATCATCAACTCCTGCTCCTTGTCGAAGTATGCTTAAGGAAGCATTTAAGATTTTGATGACGGGTACTGAAGATGAAATGATTAAATATATTGATAATAGTCGTGATCATTTTAAGAAACTTCCGCCAGAAGAAGTTTCTTTTCCACGCTCTGTATCTAATGTTGTCAAGTATAAATCACATTCTAGTATTTACAGTAAAGGAACTCCTATTCATGCTAGGGGAGCACTCCTTTATAATTACTATATTGTTAAGAACAAACTTGATGCAAAGTATTCTTTGATTCAGAATGGAGAGAAAATCAAGTTCTGTTATCTTAAGAAACCAAATCATATTCATGAGAATGTAATCTCATTCATTCAAGAATTCCCTAAAGAACTTAACCTTGACAAGTACATCGACTATGACTTACAATTTGAGAAATCATTCCTTGAACCACTCAAATCTATCCTCGATGCAATTGGATGGAATGTTGAAAAAACTGTAAACCTGGAATTATTTTTTTCCTAATGGAACTTCCTATTAACGACAAAGAACTTGCTACAATTGTAAGTGCATTAAGACTTGGTGGAGATGCTGCTCTCTATCAAAAAATTAATACGATTAAAAAGATTAGGGAGACTCACCCTGAGACATATAAAAAAGTAGCCCGCGAAGAATTTGGATTTGTTATTTAATGATTAAAGTAAAATATCAACTTAAAGAACATTTAAATACGACACTCTTTAAGTTCTTTAAAACTGAAGAACAGGTAGAGAAGTTTAAATCTCAAAACCCACATTATATTTTTGAATGATTTATGGAGGTAATTCATGAAGAATTTAAAATTATATCAATAAAAGATTATTATTTACCAGATCCTTTAGAAAAAAAACAACTCAAAGATATAATTGATCTAAATTTTGAATTAGTTCACAAACCCATTGCAACAAAGGATGGGCCTTTTAACTTTGCGGTATCAGAGGGAGATACATCATTATTTGATAATTTATATCAAAGATACGTAGATACATCTATAGGCATTTTTGGTGAGTTTCATCTATCTGATAAAAACAAAAGATATTGTTATGCGTATCGTGGAAACAAAATTGATATGGGTGAAAGACGCTTATCTTGGTGGCATCATCACGTTCGCACATCATCAATAAGTGCAGTGTATTATCTTGATGTTTTTCAAGATGGCATCACTTTCACTGATGGGCATAAAGAATTTGACTATATCCCAGAGAACGGTGAGATCCTTATTCATCCTCCGGACTTGATACACGCAGCACATCCTTGTAGGTTGCTAGATTATAGATATTCAGTTAATATGGAAATAAGAACCGAGGAACCCTTCAAAAAATTATTTAAACATGGATTTTCTAAAAGAGATTGTAAAAGAGATTGGAGATGAGTACACCCAACTGGCAGCAGACATCGACGAAACCGAAACTTACGTGGACACGGGTTCGTACATCTTTAACGGACTTTGTTCAGGTAGCATATTTGGTGGTGTATCTGGGAATAAGATTACTGCCATTGCTGGCGAGTCTTCTACTGGAAAGACTTTCTTTAGTCTCGCTGTGGTTAAGAATTTTCTGGATAGTAATCCTGACGGTTACTGTTTGTACTTTGACACTGAAGCAGCAGTTAACAAATCTCTTCTTTCAAGTCGTGGCATTGACCTAAGTAGACTGGTTGTTGTGAATGTAGTGACAATTGAACAGTTTAGACAGAAGGCACTACAGGCTGTTGACATATATTTAAAAACACCAGAAGGGGAACGTAAACCTTGCATGTTTGTGCTAGACTCTCTGGGTATGCTTTCCACAGAGAAAGAGATTCGTGATGCTCTTGATGATAAGCAGGTTAGAGACATGACCAAATCTCAACTTGTTAAAGGTGCATTTAGAATGCTCACTTTAAAACTTGGTCAAGCAAAAATCCCAATGATAGTAACCAATCACACCTATGACGTCATCGGATCATACGTTCCCACCAAAGAGATGGGCGGAGGCAGTGGCCTCAAGTATGCAGCAAGTACAATCATTTATCTCAGCAAAAAGAAAGAAAAGGATGGAACAGAAGTCGTTGGCAATCTTATTAAAGCTAAGACAGCAAAGTCGCGTCTGAGTAAAGAGAATAAGCAAGTCACAGTTCGTCTCTACTATGATGAGAGAGGACTGGACAAATACTATGGTCTGCTAGAACTTGGAGAACTAGGTGGTCTCTGGAAGAATGTAGCAGGCAGGTATGAGATAGATGGTAAGAAGGTCTATGCCAAGGCAATCCTGAAAGACCCTGAAACATACTTCACTCCTGAGGTGATGGAGAAACTAGACACAATTGCAAGGAAAGAATTTAGTTATGGAGAAAGTTGAGTTTCTTGTTCTCAGGAACCTATTACATAATGAAGAGTATTTAAGAAAAGTAATTCCATTCATCAAACCTGAATTCTTTGAAGACTACAATCAAAAGGTAGTCTTTGAGGAGATTGTTGACTTTGTAAATCAGTATAATGAGAGACCTACTAAGGAGGTTTTGTCCATTGAGTTGCAAAAAAGAAATGATATCAATGAGAATAGTTTCAAAGAAATTGCTCAACTCATTGGTGCATTAGATGAGTTTCCAGCAGAGTATGAATGGTTGCTTGATACCACAGAGAAGTGGTGTAAAGATAGGTCCATATATCTGGCATTGATTGAGTCAATTCAGATTGCAGATGGTGGTAGCAAGGAGAAAACTCCTGATGCTATTCCATCTATTTTGTCTGATGCACTTGCAGTGAGTTTTGATAACCATGTTGGTCATGATTATCTTTTAGACTACGAAGAAAGGTATGAGTCTTACCACAGAAAAGAGAATAGAATTCCCTTTGACCTGGAATACTTTAACAAGATTACAAAAGGTGGTCTTCCTAATAAGACACTCAACATCGCTCTTGCTGGTACTGGTGTTGGCAAGTCTTTGTTTATGTGTCATATGGCTTCTTCTGTTCTTCTTGCTGGTAAGAACGTATTGTATATTACTATGGAGATGGCTGAGGAGAAAATTGCAGAAAGGATTGATGCTAATCTTTTGAATGTAAATATTCAAGACATAGGTGAACTTCCTAAACAGACTTTTGAGAAGAAGGTAACAAACCTAGCACAAAAGACTCAAGGAACACTTATCATCAAAGAATACCCAACTGCAAGTGCTCATAGTGGACATTTTACAGCACTTCTTAATGAACTTGCACTTAAGAAGTCATTTAGACCTGACATTATTTTCATTGATTACCTTAATATTTGTGCTTCCTCTAGGTATAGGGGAGGCAGCAATGTTAATTCATATACAGTTATTAAAAGTATTGCTGAAGAACTTAGAGGGATGGCTTGTGAAGCAAACGTCCCTATCGTTTCTGCCACGCAGACCACTCGTTCTGGTTTTGGTAGCTCTGATGTTGAGCTTACTGATACAAGTGAGTCCTTTGGTCTCCCTGCTACTGCTGATCTTATGTTTGCCCTTATTTCTACTGAAGAGCTCGAATCCTTGGGACAGATACTTGTAAAACAATTGAAGAATAGATATAATGATGTGAATATCTTTAAAAGATTTGTGGTAGGTATTGACAGATCAAAGATGAGACTGCATGACTGTGAGCAAGTAGCACAGGATGACCTTCTTGACAATAAGAAAGAAGAGGAGTATAGTTATGATGAAAAACCAAAGAAGTCATTTGATGGATTCAAATTCTGACATGGGACTTACTACCAAGAAATTGCAATCCCAACTTGCATCAAAAGAGTTACCACACTATTATATGTTGTATACTGGTAATCCAGTAGCACCTACCAGGTGTTGTGGAACATTGCAAGATCTAATGACAATGTTGGATCATTATCCACATGCCAAGTGGGAGAAAGTTTATTTACCTAACCCTGAGACTGTTGATGTGAAAGCAATTGCAGTTGAAGAACCACTTGCACTACTACCACTTAAACTTAAAGGGCAGGAGATTCCCTTACAACAAAATCTCCCTCAATCTGAACTTAAAGAATTAGAACTATGACAGTAGACACAGAGAAGTATCTTGAATTTGTAGAAGGTGTGACTAGTGAACCTAGTCTTTATCTTGATTTTTTGATGAGGCGTATTGCTGAACTTGAAGTTCAGGAAGCAAATGTTCCTCAACTCCTGACTGCTGCACTTGGGATGTCTGCTGAAGCAGGTGAGTTTACTGAGGTTGTCAAGAAGATTCTTCTTCAAGGTAAACCATATGATGAAGATAATATCTTCCATATGAAGCGTGAATTGGGAGACATTTGTTGGTACATTGCTCAGGCATGTATGGCACTTGACACTACCTTTGATGAAATCATTGAAATGAATGTAGAGAAACTGAAAGCACGCTACCCTGGTGGTGAGTTTGATGTTCACAAATCTGAAAATCGTAAAGAAGGAGATGTATGATTAATCTTGAGCTAGATATTAGGAGTGCAGTGGCTGTAAGACAGGCATTGTTTCGTGAACAGAATGGGTATACATTAGATATAACTTGTTGTCCAACAAGAATCATTGATATCCGTAACATCATTGTAGAAATTGACACACAAATTGAGGAGACATTGAAAAATGAAACTACTAACACTTGAAGATTATGAATTAGCAGGTCAAACATTTTGGCCTAAGTATTGGTATATTGCCAAAGAACTTGGTGAAGGTGCTAAGACAGAAGATATCTTAAGAGTTATGGAAGCAGTTGGTGGTGTTGCATTGAAGTTAGCATTAGAAGAAAAATCAGTAGGTCCATTTGGATTTAATAAAGTAAAAGAGGGAGAGGATGATTCAGACATCTGTTAGTGAAGTAGTTGCTCCAGAAGGAGCAGAACTTATTGATGAATGTTTCTATGTCTGGGAAACTAGGTATGGATTATATTCTACTATGACAAAGCAAGGTCGTAAGATGATGACTGGTGCTACCAAAGATGGTGTTACCATTATAACTCGTTGGCATCTTAAGTGTGAACAAGATGGCACTCTTGATCAATACACAAGAGTTGTTGGGGATGCTATTGTTGATGGTAAGTTATAATGCTGACGATTGTTAATCACCTTTCTGCTTTTTGGGCAGTGGTGGTTATGAATTGTGTTCATCCTGCCAACTGGGAGTATTGTCTTCCAGTTCAAGACTGGTTGATACCTGGTATAATGGAGGGAGTTGAGATTTATCTTAATCCCTCTTCAATATATGAAAGTGAAAGAGAAGTTCTACGTGATATAAATATAAAAAAGTAATGTATGTAAGAAAGATGTCTTCATCAATGCGTAACTTTATGGAAGCATATTCTGCTGTTCATAATACAGAAGCAAGAGAAGAACTCAGTTCAGGTAGAGATCACATCAGTGAGATGGATCTTTCTCATCTGACTTCTGGTGATCTAGTTGAGATCGCAGAACAAGTTCTTGAAGTTGTTTTTGAAACACTGACAGTGAAAGAAGCACATGAAGTTGTAACTTCAGTGTTTGATATTGAAACTGGAATTGACGGAAGAGCACATAAAGTTGACAGATTGAATGAAGCATTTGATAGTGCTTTTGCTGAAGTTGGTACAAAGGCAGCATCAGTTGCACTTGAGCACTTTGCACAATATAGACATAACAAGAGACTTCAAGAGACTTGGAGTGCTAGGTTCAATCAAGAGAAGAGAGTTGCTAGAGTTCATGGTAGACTGGTAGCAGAAGAAGTAGCATCTATTACAGCAAGACTTCTCACTATGATTGATGAGAAGGCACAGAAGTGTTGGGATACTCACAAGAAAGTGGGTATGAAAAAGAAGGGTGGTAAGATGGTTAATAACTGTGTCCCTAAGAATGAAGGATACATGGCTCTTCCAAAAGTGAAGATGGCACGTCAGGCTGATAAGGCATATGGCAAGGAGCAATCTGCTGTTAGTAAGGGTGATGAGAAAGAAGTTAATAAGCAGATGCAACGCAGAATTGCTATGAAGGACCCTGCTGGTCGTAAGCAATCTTTGAAAAAGGAAGAATTTGTAGCAGAAAAGAAAGGTTCTAAACCTGACTATCTTGATTTTGATGGTGATGGTGATGAGAAGGAGTCAATGAAGAAGGCACTTTCTGATAAGAAGAAAGGTAAGAAAGGCATGAAAGAGGGCATTGATCCTAAAGGTGCTGCTAGAATGGATGCTGCCAAGGGTAAGAAGAAAGAGACAGAAGATGAAACCAATAAGCGTTTGATGTTAGGTAAGCATTCACCTGCTGTAAAGTATGCTAAGATGAAGAAGGAAAGTGTTTCATTCTCACAAAAAGAACTTGATGCATTTGAAGCAGTTGTTAATTCCTGGGAGGACTGAGTGAATGGCAGATACAGCTAAATTTGAAGCTGCTAGTATTGCCTGTTATTATCAAGCTATCAACAATGGCGAATCAACTGAACCAGGTGCTAGTCCTGAGATGACTGATGCTATGGATAAAGAATATCCTGGCATGTCAAGAGAGTGGAGAGAGGGTATTCTTGCAGGAGCAGATGCTCTTATGGAATATCTTGGCCATAGACCTGGTACAAAAGATGGATCATATTTGTACGCTCACTATGATGGCAGAACAAAATCTATCCCTGCTAATAATTCATCAACAATCATTAATGATGTATGGGATGGATTCACTAAGGCACAGAAAGATATATTCACAGGAAAGAAAGACTCCTGGAATACTGCTGATGTCTATATGGTGAAGAGGAATGAAGAGTCTTCTCTTAAAAGATATATTGAGGAATTGAGAAAAGAACTTACTGAAGGTATGGATCCTGAGGTATATGTTGGCACTATCAATACATTGATGTCTAAAGCATTGAAGGAGAAGATTCTTCTTCCCATCTCATTGAAGCAGAAGACTAGGGGTGCTGATGTAAAAATTACTGAGACCAATCTGACCATGGGTCCTAATGGATTGAATGTTCAGGATGGTAGTATTGAGACACCAATGAAGACAGTATTTGATATTGCTACAAGACGTGGTGATACTGACTTTGCTGGTAACTCACTTAGGTTTGCTGCTAGATTTGAAGTAGGAACTTATGCTAAAAAGTATTCATGGGAGAGCAAAGGTTCTAGTAAAACAGCAGATGCTACTGAACCCAGAGACCTTGTATTGAATAATAAAGGTAAGTAT